CCAATAAGATCAATCTCGTCAGTAACACCATCATTTTGAATATTAAACTTGACCCAGAACAAGTCTTTTTGTTTTAAGTTTATATATCTGGTAAACACTTGAGTACCAGCGTCATCTGTAGTCATTCCACCAATCTCTGTTTCTCCCCAGAAATCAGTACCAAACCCAGACAAGATAGGATCAGACGATATACGAAGTCTAGGTAGCGACTCAATCTCGGTTGCTGTAGCCTGGATAACACCAACAGTGGTATTGTTTCCAAACAGAGTACCAAACACGAACGTAGCTTTATCAAACCTCTTGAACTGATCTGGTAGGCTCATGTCATATTGCTTAGTTGTAATAGACAAAACAATCTTACTACCAGATCCGGTAGAAGTTCTGTAATCAGTACGCCCATTAAACATCTCAAGAACATTACCATCTTTTGAAGATCCGTAGTAAAGTCTACGCACTCCATCTGGTCCTCTAAACTTACACCATACTTTTGCATAGATACCAGTATATAAAGCCCAGGCATTGTAGCGTTCGTCATAGGCTAATACAGAGTTATTTCCTGCGTCCTCAACGTCAGTAGAGATACCAAATAGAGAGTTGTGGTTAAAGAATACGCCAGATACATCACTGATATTTGTTGCTGTAACCTGTTTTACAATAGAATCTGCTCTCAACGAGAGTACAGAGTAGCGAAGAATAGTACCAAAGTTAGCCTCATTACCAACAGAGGCAGCTCCGTCCTCAGACCAGAAGCGAAGATTATTTCCTGCAATATGAGGAGAGAATGGAGAGATAGACCCTACTGCTATATTAATATCAGCAATAGTGCCGGCAGACTCTACTCGGCTTGCGTCTACAAATTGGAACTTACCGAAGCAGTCGTCCTTAAATATAAACAGAGAGTCCTCATTGGAAGCCACAAAAGGAATAATTGCATTAATATTATTTCCCTCGCCCTCTCGGTATGGTAGATAACCAGCACCATCTGGTACACCGAATGAGCCGTATTTCTCAAGATAACCAGACCATACCAGAGTATCACGACCAAACTCTACTGTTACACCAACTAGAGATCCGCGATAAGCTGTAAGCAAATAGAAGTGATAACCCTTGGTAGTATTGTCAGCCGGTACACCAAAAACCTCAGAAGCAGATAGTTCTCCCTTATCTACGAATGTGGTTACTGTAGGAGCAAGTTCTGTAAGATATGTTTCTTCACCAGACTTAGTACCCCTGAACAAACCAACCTTGGTACAACCAGCAGGAGCAGATGGTAGTGTAACCGTTAAATAAGTAGTCGTATCAAGTGTCGCCGGCATACTTACTTTATGACCAGTGCCATCAGCGTCAGTTCCAACAACAGCTATCTCAGAAGCTAGAGTACCACCCACCTCGTTGTACCATACATAGCGATAGAAGAAAGTAGTGTAACCAGTACCACTACCAGTCTTGGCTACAGTAGCTTTAGTACTAGGATTAGCTAGGGAATCATAAATATACCAAGCACCATCATCATAATAAATTAACTCATTTACAGCATTGCCAAAGTAAATACGATTATGTAACTGTACAATCCAAGTAGTTGAAGTAATATCAAAAGTAGGAGTACCAGATACAAAATCTGGGTTTGTGCCAGTATATCCAACCGGCTCTGTACCAGTCATCAACTCCCACTCAAAGGTAGAGAAGTTATAAATCTCTGGCTTACCATTATTAGATATACGAATAAATCTATCTTCACCACCTACGTTGTAGGTAGCAGCCATATTCATAATATTTGTTGCGGTATCAGCTTCTTGACCAATTATTAAAGATCCCTGGCGTTTTGAAATAGTCCCATACTGCGAATAAACACCGTTAATCAACTCCGATAGCTCAGAATCCTTGAGAGTAGATGAGTGAGCAATTGTATTTAATCCGTCCGGAAAACCCCTACTTCCCGATCTTTTAATAGGAGGATTGCGTCTACGAGCTTTTTTAGTCCACATAGCCATAGCTTTTTACCCCTGTATGTTTCTATTCGTGCGATAGTACCTATTTTTGGCAACCTTTAGGTGATCTATCCTACGAGTAGTGGACCGGGTAGCGAAGTGCAACAACTCATATTTTGGAGGGATAACCTCAAGTGACATATAGGTATTAAAGCGATTTTCAGCGTCCTCCTCAGCCTTGTCTTGCGAACCCTCTGCACCGGTTGTTCTGTAATATTCTGCTAAAGCACCAAAGGCTACCATATCTCCTGGTAAGACCAGTTTATCTGTAGTATCTTCTGGAGCGGGTGGATTACAGTAATACCATAGAGTAGCTGTCTTATTGTCTATATCAGAGTTGAATACTATCCTCCATTTGCCGAAATTAGTATTTGGAGTTACGTCATCTGATAAATATAAGTCTAGGTCTTTCTCTACAAAGATAACAACCTCATCAGTGTTATCTGGCTCAGCCCAATCTACCCCATCTACATCAAGAACATATAAGGCATTTGGTCTGTTGAAGTCATCTGGTAGGTAAGTTTCTTCTGTATCTAGGACGATTGTTTTCCTCTTGAGTAACCTACGCCAGAATCCTCTTTTAGCATAAGTTTCTTGAGCATTGATAATCCACCTTTTCCAGTCGCTATATTCTGTGTCCGATACGTCTGGGATTGACCCTCCGGCGAACGGTGCGATTGCTTGCATAGCGTCATCTAATGTTTGGATACTCTGTTCGGTAATTGTACTCATACTTATATTTTAGTTTGAACTAGCCTTGTTTGTATTGATTACACCCAAAAAGAGGGGGCAAGGATAGAACCCCAACCCCCTCTACTCAGGAGAATATCAGATTATAAAACCTGATATGGGAAAGCTGCGTCTGACGCAGAGTATGTTGAAATCGTATCGTAATCTAGATCATAAGTATCACCAGATTCAACAACGATAACCTCTCTATTTTCGTCTAACTCACGTCCAAGAACGTGAACCTGACGTGCTGTTGCGGTTGCGGACATTTTTACCTCCTTTCATTGTCTTACTAATTGTATTGTTACTTACATCATAACTTCTAGCCGGTTTGTATGAGGTAGGGGGGTATACCAACAAGAAACCCCCTTGCGGGGGCTTCCTGACTAATTTTCGTTTAGGTTTAGAGTCCGAGGTTGTGTAGGTACACATTAGCTTCGGGAATATCCATCTTGAAGATGTATTCTCCGAGGATCTGCCATCTGTGGCTATCGCCAGTTTCGGCAAGCTTTTTAGTGAACCAACCACGATTGCGGTAGGCTTTATAGCCGATCTGTGATTCATCTACGATGAACACGAGGTCGTCCATAAGTCCGGCACGCTCTTGTAGAAGAACAATATCCACTTCACCAAAGAGGTGAGATAGATAAGTGTCTACAACACCGATACCACGAGCTTTTTCTCTCAAGGTAGTACGGGTCGTGTCGTCTTGTACGAGTTTGAACTTACGCATAAACTTCGCACCGACATACATAACTGGCTTGTCAAAAGCTTTATTGGCTACAACATCAAAAGCGTCATCAAGCTTGGTGATAACAGACGTATCTGCTGACCAAGTGCCTGAGCCACCGAAGTCTATAGCGTTCTGTGGAGCATAAGTATCAATCATGTACTTCATGCCACCGGTTGTATAAAGCTTGTTGGAATCGTCTTTAGTACGATTACCCATGATCAGAGTGTTTTGCAACTTCTCTGTGAGTTCACGCTGTTTGCGTGCAATAAGCTGACCGGAGTTTTCTTCTCCACGAATAAGAGCTTCGTTTTCCGAGCCAGAGAGATCTACAACGTCCTCAAAGATTTGAGTGTAGTTGAAAAGATCTTCCTTGCCAGTAGAAACCATTGAGTCGGCAACTTTACCCTGAGGGGTAGCTCCACCGATTACAGTGACTTCATCACCAGCAACCAAGGCTTCTGCGACACCTGAAAGGTGGCGGAAAGACACGTTTGTTCCACCAGTTACCTGTGTAACAACACATTGCTCACCATTTGGTTTGCGGAAAACATCATCTACGTTGAAAACACCGGCGGTGTCCACAATCATAGAAGTAGCACTGTCGGCAACCGTAAGGTTCACGACATCTGCTTTAATAGGTCTATTATCCCGAGTAGACCACTCGTACTTGTGGGACTTAACTTCTGATTTGAAGTTCTTTCCACTCAAGCGTTTTAACAACTCTATCCGAGGATTCGGATAGCTCTTGATCATATCCTCAATATTGATATGGAGATCAAGATCTGAAGCACCGAGGGTGCTCCTCTGACCGTATTGTGCTGGCATTATGCCCTCCTATTTCTTAAATAATTTGTTAATGCGACTAGCAATCTGAGCACCTGGATCAGCGTTTTCATTTGCGTTGATGTTCTCAGTTTTCTTGCTACTTGTTACAACTTTTCCACTAGATTTGTCTTTGATTATTGTCTGGGCTTCTTCGCTTCCTTGTTTTCTAGCTTTACCGGCAGCTTTCATAACTTTTTCTGCCAATCTAGCTATACTAACTTTTCCGCGATAACCACCAGATTCTTCATCAAAATCAAGTTCATGGTACAGGTCTGCTAAATCTTTCTCCAACTCAGCGTTGTAAGAAGTAGATTTGGGGTCAAGTTCAGGATATTGAGTCCGAACTCGTGAAATGTCTGATTTCATATTGCCCTCAAGCAATTGAGATTTTGATGTTTCACTAAGACCTTGCAAGCTCTTTTGTAAGTCAGTAATAGTCTTTTCATAACCTGCAATCTTACCGTTAAAGGTTTCTTGCAAACTATTCAAAACTCCTGCTAAGTCCTCTGCCGTCTGTATTTTGCTTGGATCAATCTTTGGCATGGCATTTTCCACTTCTGTCTTAGCTTTAGTGTCGCCTTGCTTGAAACCGGCTTCCTCGGCGTATTTATAGAATGAAACAGGATCGGTTAAAACCCTTTTCCATGAATCCATAACTCGTTTCGCGTTAGCTAGTTCCTGATGAACCGCAGACTGCGGGTTAGGATCTAACTTAGTACCTTTTTCGGTGAGTTTAACGTCACCGTCTTTTGAATGTGCTGGATCATCTTTATTCTCCTGATCCTGGTTTTCACCATTCTCAGTATTTTCATCTTGATCCTGATCAGTTTGACCTTTTGTACCCTGATCGTTTGTAGTATCCTGTGAATCAGATTCCTCTGAATCAACATCAATACCATCTACTATGACAGAACCTTCGTCTGACATATGTACCTCCTTTTGCCTTTTTCTTCACCTAACGATTTATATGACGAGGATCGCTCCCCGAAGTTCCGACAAAGTAAAAGGCGTATTTACTTGTAACAATTACAGTATAAAAGGGAAAATATCAGTATGTATCCAAAAACACTCTAGATGACTTGTCCAGTTACTCTATGGATTAGGTGTCCGTCCTTGAAATCAAAGGTAATTGGGAAAGCTTTATAGCGATATGGACACTTGGTACAAGAGAATAAATACTTGTGCCGGTCAATACATAACCAGTTATGCTGACCGTCCTCACACTTGGCTATACTAGTCTTAGGCTGAACATACATTGTCTTTTGCTGATGAGAAACGTCTTTATATTTGAGATGTACTTTATTGTTCTTTTCATCTACCTCTGGGACTATTTCACGAACCATCACTTCTTCTTCTACCCACTCGTTTAACGGCTTATCAAATGTTTTTGTCATACCTCTGTGGTCTTTTCTTTATTGGTTTCAACATAAACACGACTCTTTTTACCTCTAGATAGTTCTTCCTCAATTTGTCTTGGAGTATCTGCAATCTGTTGCATATCTGCAAAAAACTGCTGGATATACTTATATGCACCGGCTAGTTCATCTACTTGTAATTGTTTTGGTGTAATGAATACACGCTTTAATTTTTCGCTAGTAGTAAGTTCCTCTCTGACTTCACGAATAGTATTATTCAATATCTTAGCCTCTGCGTCTTTTAAGGCATTAAGCATATATTCACGGATAAACTCAAATCGTTTATTGCTTAGAAAGTATTTGGCAGCAGAAGCCTGATCTTCAATTTTTGTTAGATCCTCGGCTGTAATCTTTTGTTTCATTTGAGGATCTCTGCTAATGAATCATTAATATCTATAAGGGCATCCATAAGACATTCTTTATAATCTATCAGTGCTTTTTTGGTCATAGGAATAGTAAAGTTTAGAGTTAATCCACCATTTTGATAACTAAAAGTTCTACTATTTGAAATACTTTTCTCCATTTTATCTTCGGTCTTTTTACTCATAAGATTACTTTAGTAGCTATTGATAAGTTTGTCAAATTTTACAATTTAAGGTAGTACTCATCAAAGATGTTTATAGCCAATCTCCAATCAGCAAATATTATTTCTGGAGTGAAATCATCTACAGTAGCAGATCTGGTAACTGCCGGTACTGACATATATAGCGTTACCGGTAGTGGTGTTCGTGTATATTCTCCCGCTTCTTCATAGCTAGTAGACGGTTGAACTGTAGACAGTGTAACTACAACTGGATCTGGTGTCCTTGTTATAACTTCCTCGTAGGATTGTGTGGGGGCTACTACAGACAATGAAACCGATACTGGATCTACTGTTATTGAAGAAACCTGTACATAAGACCTAGTTACATTACCTATAGCCAAAGAAAGTACCACTGGCGTTGGTGTGGTTGTTTCTACCTGCGAGTAAGACACTAATGGCGTGATAGGAGTGATTGTTAGTGTAAGTGGCGTAGGATTGACTACAGAGCCTTGCGAGTAACTTGTAGATGGAGCTACAACGCTACTTGTTAAAACAACAGGATTTGGACTCCTAGAAACAACCTCATTGTAACCAGATACAGGCTGAACAACCGATAGTGTAGTTATTACTGGATCTGGAGATCTAGATTCAACCTGGATATACGAAGTAGATTGAGTAGTTATGGTTAGATCAAGAATGATTGGTGTTGGATAAACAGTATTGTTTTGGGTATATCCTGCTGTTGGTTGAGCGATAGATCCGGTTAGTGATACTGGATCTACAGATCTTGACTCTACCTGTACATAAGACGCACTTACAGCCGGAATAGTAATTGTCGTAGTAACTGGATCTACAGATCTAGAGAATAACGATTCAAATGAAGTTGATGGTTGTACTACCGATTCTGTAACCATTACAGGATCTACAGATCTAGTAAACACTCCAAGATAAGCCGTAGATGGTTGTACTACTGACAGAGTTGTAGATATTGGATCTGGTGCTGTATTTACGGCATAAACATAACTTGTTGTAGGAGTTACAACCGAACTAGTTAGTGAAACAGGATTTGGAGCAGTACTCTCAACCTGAACATATGAAGTTGTGGGTGATACTGGACTAATAACCACTTGGACAGGATTTGGACTCGCCGATCCTACGTAGACATAGGAAATAGACGGAGCTACTACAGATATGGTTGTTGATAACGCACTCTGACTAGTTGTGTATGTTTCAGCATAACTAACGCTAGGTGCTACCACAGATGAAGTTAAACTAACCGGATTTGGGCTAGCAGAACCTATCTGTACATACGAAGTTGTTATTAAGGCAACCGCTAGAGTTAAAGTAACTGGTGAAACTTCTCTGGTCTGTTCACCACCAGCAGGAGCTTCCGGTCCAGCCCATCCAAAAAACCTTG